ATTTTGGCGTTGTTGGCGACGAGTGGGCGGTGCTGGATTCTCGAATTGCGCTTGATTATCTCATGGCTCATCTTGGCGGCGAACGCGCTAAGTTGATCATTAAGCGCGCTTAGGCGGTGCGAGATGAAGCGCCAAAAGAACTCAGAGTTCGCCTATGCCAAAGGGCGAGAAATGCGCCTTGCGGCTGAAAAAGAGAGCCATGAATCCGCTGGGCTCTCTTCAATGGTCCCTATCAAGCCGCCGCTTTTCTCGCACGATGCCACGCTACAAATTCGCTTTGAAAAGGGATGGAACAGCGTTACGGCGTGTGAAGTCCGCGTGCATCTTGGCATCGCAAAAACCGACGTAGGTACAGACCTGATCGGAAAAATTCGGAGATTTAGAGAATGCCTATCGCAATCCCCGCGCTAGCAGCGCTCGCCCTTGAGGTTGGGCCATCGGTTATCCGTGGTATCTCAAGCATGTTCGGTGGTAATGAGACCGCAAGCAAAGTGGCCGATGCCGTAGAAGCCGTCGATGGCGCATTGGGCATGAACAAGGGGCAAAAGCAAATTGCCCTAACCCGTGAGCTGCAATCCATGCCACCAGAAGCATTGGTGGATCTGGAGCGCATCAAAGTTGAAATGGAGCGGGAAATCACCCGCCGCCAAGAGCTTGCGCTGCAAGACAAGCAAGCCGAACACCACGAAACGCAAGAGACGATTCGCGCTGGCGACAAGGCCGAAGACCCATACATTCGCAAAACTCGCCCACTGATGGCTCGCCAATCTCTCTGGGCTACGGTTCTTTACTGCTTTGTTTTTGAGTTTCTAAAAGCCAAAGGCATGGGAACAGGGGCAGATCCCTATATCGCGGGTTTGCTTTCAGCACCTGCGTGGACTTACCTAGGTTTGCGTACTCTGGATGGTTTCGCGCCTTACCCCAAAGGAAGCGGCCACAAAGCTACTTCCGCTGTGGTGGATGCCATTAAGGGGCGTCAATGACAGAACAAATCGACCAAGCCCAAGAGCTTGAGCAGTTATTTCGTGACCGAGCGTTGGCTAGCCATAAAAAATCAATCAGGCATGAAAAGCCAGATGAAGATCAATTCGGCAATCGGTATTGCTTAACGTGCGGAGTGCTTATTCCACCAGCGCGAATTAAGGCGATACCACACGCCTGTCATTGCGTCAGTTGTCAGTCTAGGAGGGAGCCGCGTTGATGGATTTAGTTGTGAAGTATTTCTCTATCGCGTGGACGATTTTCTCATCCCTCGTCATGGTTGGGTTGGTTTTGCTATCCAAAACCTACGCCAAGCGTGAAGACCTCGCGAAAGTGGAAAAGAAAGTGGATGACCTGCAAGCGCAAGTAGACAGCATGCCGACTCAAGAAAACATCACTGATTTGCTCGTCGAGTTAGCCAATACGCGCGGTGAAATGAAAGAGCTGCGCGCCCAGATCCAGCCCGTCGAGCACTTGGCAAGGCTCCTTTTAGAGCAGCGTTTAAAAGATGATAAATAGAGGTTTACATGTTGATTAATCGCAAGTGGTGGAAAGCGCTGCTGGCAGTCGGGCTCGCTTTCAGCGCTATCGTTGGGTGGTGCATCATCGAAATTTTGATTTGGGCTGTTCACATTTTACTTAGTCTAGGTGGTTCAAATGTCATTTAAAGAGCTTTTAACCGAAGACCAGCGGCTGGTTATTTTGCGCTCTCTGCATGAGATGCATGGCTATGAAGCAAACGAATCGATCATCGATTCGTGCCTTGATGCTTACGGCCACAAAATCAGCCGTGATGTCGTTCGTACCCATTTGTTTTGGCTGCGAGAGCAAGGATTAGTGTCACTGCGTGATGTGGGTGGTTGCCAAATTGCGCGCCTAACTGGCCGTGGCGAAGATGTCGCAACAGGTCAAGCCGTTGTGCCAGGTGTTAAACGCCCACGGGCATAGGAGCAAGGCGTATGCAAGTTGCCAGTAACCGCAAAAGCAAAGTTGAACTGCTGCCAGAGGACATTCGCAATACGCTGAATGTCTTTATCCGCAGCGGCAACATGACGCAGAAAGATATCCTGGAAGCCGTCAATCAAATGATTGATGACGCAGGCTTGGGCGATGATGCCAAGCTAAGCCGCACAGGGTTTAACCGCTATGCAAAGCGCATGGAAGAGATGGGCCAGCGCTTGCGACAGTCTCGCGAAGTCGCGGAAGTGTGGGGTTCTAAGCTCGGTGATGCGCCAACGTCTGATGTCGGCAAGCTGCTGCAAGAGTTCGTTCGAACGATGGCATTTGATACCTCAATGAAGATGATGGAAGCCTCCGAAGGTGAGGACGGTGAAGTGATTTCACCGAAAGCGCTCGGTCAGTTGGCGCTAGTCGTGCAGCGTATTGAAACCGCAGCGATGTCCAGCATGAAGCGCGAGAAAGAGATTCGCGCCGCCTATGCGGCAGAGGCGGCAGACGCTGTTTCCGATGAGTTGCGCGGTGTTGACGGCATGAGCGAGCAACTTGAGGACCGTATTCGTGGCATTTTGCTGGGTAAAGCGTGATGACTAAGAAGCAGCCAACACTCAAGGCGTTAACTGCGCCTAAAAAAATTGATCTTGCGGAAGAAATGGCAAGTCTCGGTGTGGACGTGCCCACGGCAGAAGAGTTTCAGGTTCCAGATAAAGAGCCTGTTTTTTTGCCATATCAGCAGCGTTGGTTTGAAGATGAAAGTCAAATCATGCTTGCAGAGAAAAGCCGCCGAACTGGCTTAACCTGGGCTGAGTCTGGTCGAAATGTGCTTACGGCATCCAAGCCAAAGCGCCGTGGTGGTCGCAACGTTTTTTATGTTGGCTCCAAGCAAGAAATGGCGCTGGAATACATCGCCGCTTGCGCCCTGTTTGCGCGTGCATTTAACCAGCTTGCACAGGCCGACGTGTATGAGCAAACCTTCTGGGATAGCGAAAAGAACGAAGAAATTCTGACTTACATGATTCGCTTCCCCAATAGCCGATTTAAGATCCAGGCACTGAGTTCTCGCCCCTCAAACTTGCGTGGATTACAGGGTGATGTGGTCATCGATGAAGCGGCATTTCATGAAAGCCTAGAAGAGCTTCTAAAAGCAGCGCTGGCACTGACCATGTGGGGCGCTCGTGTACGGCTGATCTCCACTCACAATGGCGTAGACAATCTATTCAACTTGCTCATTCAGGAAGCAAGAGAAGGCAAGAAAGACTACTCGATACATCGCATCACCTTGGATGATGCAATTGCTGACGGCTTGTATAAACGCATCTGCTTTGTGACTGGCCAGCCATACAGCAAACAGGCAGAGCAAAAGTGGCGTGACGACTTGTACAAGAACGCCCCGAATAAAGAGTCGGCAGAAGAGGAATATGGCTGCGTTCCTAAGAAATCAGGCGGCACCTATCTATCACGGATCTCTATTGAGCAGGCGATGGTTGCTGATCGCTCGTTGCCAATTGTCCGTCTCACCTGTAGCGACGATTGGCTGGAGTGGACGCCAGAGCGAAGAATGCTGGAAACGACTCAGTTCTGTGAGCAGGTGCTCAAGCCGTTGCTCGATGCGCTCAACCCTGACCATGTCCACTATTTTGGTGAAGACTTTGCGCGCCGTGGCGACTTGACGGTTTTTGTACCGCTTGAAGTGGCGAGAAATCTACGCAAGACCGTCCCGTTTGTTGTGGAGATCAAGAACGCTCCTTATGAGGTTCAGCGCCAAGTCATGGAATACATCATGAGTCGCTTGCCAAGGTTCAGAGCAGCGGCGTTTGATGCAACGGGTAACGGTGGTTACTTGGCTGAGGCGGCGGCATTGAAGTACGGCACCGAGGTTATTGATCGAGTAGACCTAAGCCAGAAATGGTACGCAGAGTGGATGCCGAAGCTCAAAGCTGAATTTGATGATTTCAACCTCGCGTTACCCCGCCATCAATCCGTTTTGGATGACTTAAGCAGCATTAAAGTCGTGAATGGTATCCCTCAAGTTGACAAGGGGCGCACCAAAGACACCGATGGCAAGAAAGGTGATAAGCGCCACGGCGATATTGCCGTTGGCTTAGCAATGGCTATCAGGGCTTCTTGGATGGAAGGCAGCGCCATCGAGTTTACCCCTATTCCAGCTAAAACCGATATTGACGAAGATGACGAATACCACGCATTTGAACGCGGGGCATGGTGACTATGAATAAACGAATCTCAACCATTGTAGACATTTGGGGGCGTCCGATTGAATCGGATGTTTTTGTTGAGCCTCAAACGGAATCGGATGCCAA